ACTGGCTCCAACACTGAGCTACAAGCTGTTAATCAGATCCTGGCGTCAGTTGGTCAGGCTCCTGTAAACTCTTTAACGACTGAAGAAACTTTTGTCTTAGAAAAAACAGATAGTTTTGTAGGTTCTATTAGCGGCACCACCCTTACTACTGAAGAAGCTAACATCCCTGTGGGGACGTACATCTCTGGTACTGGTGTAACTAATAACACTTCTATTGCTACCGCAGGTGTTGCTCAAGGTACCGCACCTGAAACCTATGAATACACTGTGAATATCTCTCAGACTGTAGCTAGTACAAATATGCTTAAGTCTGTTCTTTCTTATAAAGTTGAAACTCAAACCAACCCGGACGTTGCGATTGCGTACAATACGTTACTTGAAGTTTCACGGGAAGTACAATCAGAAGGCTGGTCTTTCAATAGGGAACGTAATTACACTGGTCTTCAACCAGGAACGGGTAATAAAATCCTGATCCCCAACAACGTTATCCAAGCAGATCTTAGCCAAGACTACGTAGCTAACTTGGGTCGTAATGTGGTAAACCGTGGTGGTTACCTTTACGATACTATTAAACACTCAGATGTTTGGGATACTGGTGAAACTATTTACTTGGATATTCTGTGGGAGTGGGAATATACTTACATCCCTCAACCTATCCAAGACTACATTGTAGCCAGAGCATCCTCTATTATGTGCAGCAGGACCGTTGGTGATCCTAATCAATATCAAATGCTGCAACAACGTGAAGCGTATACAAGGGCTATGGCTCTTGAATATGAATGCAATCAAAACGATTTGACCATCTTTGGTTCTCCAAAAGAGGGTACTTATTATCGTAGCTATCAACCATTTAACGCACTGTACCGATAATGCCCGCAGTAACTCAACTGACACCTAATTTTCTTGGTGGTGTCTCTAAACAAAATGACAGCAAAAAATTAGAAGGTCAGGTATCTGAGTGTATTAACGGGTATCCTGATCCTACCTACGGTCTTCTTAAAAGACCCGGTATGAAGTATATCGACAAACTGAAAGATAGTCTTGGAGCACCTTTTAATAAGACTGCTCTAGATGGTTCTATTTGGTTTTACATTGATCGTGGTACAGCTGGTTCCTACGTTGGTGCTATTAAAGGTAGTAACATTTATGTGTGGACCCAAGACGGTACGTGGTGTACCGTAACTAATATTGGTTCCAGTTACTTGACTGGCACATCTTCAGACCATTACCATTTCCGTAGTATCCAAGACATTACGGTTATCACTAACAAGTTGGTAACCTCTGCTATGCAAGCTTCAGGTACTTATGTGGCTGGAGCCGTTGCTACACTGAAACTACTGAACCTTGTATCTACTTACGACTACACTGTCACTATTCAAGGTATTTCTTCAGTCTCTACCTCTCAGAACGCCACAACGTTCGATGATATGCTGCTGTACGACAGTGGTAATGTCAATACCAATCACCACATGGTTGATGATATAGTTAATACCATCACTACTCAACAAGGTGCTGCTAATGCTGATTTCAATGGTACTTGGTGTATTGAAGGATATACTAATAGTCTTGTCATTAAACGCTTCTACGATTCAGTCACACCTGCTAACACTCCTAATCAAATCCTAACTAGTTACGAAGATACTGATCCTGCGTACTCTTCTGCTACGTGGAAAACTCACCCAGCTTCGTTTACTATTGAAGCTAAAGGTGGTCTGAATAACGACGCTTTGGAAGTGTTTGAGGATGATGTAATCAACGTATCTAAACTTCCTACTGAGTCTTACCACGGACATCACGTTACTATTCTGAATAGCGACACTGATGCCGACGATTACTATGTGGAGTACATCGCCTATAACAGTCAAAAAGGTAGGGGCTACTGGAAGGAAACCTTAGCACGTGATGTGTCTCCTGGGTTGGATGCTGCAACCATGCCGCACGAATTAGTTAACACTGGTGCTACTACGTTTACCTTTGGTCCTATCAACTGGACTGGTAGGCTTGCTGGTGATAATGTAACTAATCCAGAACCTTCTTTTATTGGTTACCCTATCAATGCTACGTTCTTCTACAGCAACCGTTTTGGTATGTTGTCAGAAGATAATATCATTTTTGGTGTAGCTAATGACTCATATAACTTCTTTGCTAAATCAGCTCTGACACAGATTGATTCAGATCCTGTTGATTTGAACGTGTCAAGTATCAGACCTGTACAGTTGACTGACGTTCTACCGTCTCCCCAAGGCTTGACTCTCTTTAGTCAACGTCAACAGTTCCAAGTTTTTACCACAGATGGCAGCATCTTGACTCCCAGTACGGCTACTGTTCGGGCTATTTCTAACTATGAAATGGATCCTAACATCTCCCCGGCTGATGTTGGTACCTCTGCTATCTTTATCAGTAAAGTACCTGAGTACAGTAAAATCTTTTCCATTCAACTACAAGACGTTCAACAGAACCCTATTGTTGTTGACATCAGTAAAGTTGTTTTAGAGTGGATTCCTGATACTATTGATGAGTTAGTAGTTAGTCCACAAAACTCACTTATTATCCTTGTTGATAGAAGCTCTTCTTATTTGTATCTTTTCCGTTTCTATAACAACGGAGAGAAGAATCTATTTGAAGCTTGGACTAAATGGCAGGTGACTGGTACGATTCACGCTGCTGATATTCTAAACGATGAACTAGTCCTTGTTATCCAACACGAAGACGAGTACACTTTCCAATCAATTACTCTTGACGAAATTCCGACTGGATCAGTCACTGCTACTGCTTCTAGTACCGACGGTAACGCCTGTCTAGACTTTGCTACTAGACCTGTATCTCCTGGTGGTGGTGTGGATGCAGTTGTGTATGATGCATCTAGTGACAAAACTAAAATCTACATCCCATACACCCCAATTAGTACAAAAGAGGCAACAGTCTTAATTGCTAAACCATCCACAGATGAAGGCTATTCTTTTAAGGTTATGCCTAAAATTGAGAGTGGTACTAACTATTACTACTTTGAAGTGTCTAAAGACTTGACTGAGTTTGCTGATGGTATGGTTGTGGGTTATGGTTATGATTTTGAAGTGACTCTACCGACGTTCTACTATCGACGTAATGAGACCACCACAGACTACACCGCTAACCTTACGGTTGCTAGGGTCAAGGTGTCTGCCGGTAGAACTGGTGCACTCACCTTTAAAACACGTTTAGGTAGTTCTAAAGAATGGGTTGAAGTAAAAGAAGTTACCACGATTAACGACTACTCTGCAACGGGTAACCCTGTTAAATCGTCCTATCTATTCATCGTACCTATCCATCAACGTAACACTAATTTCGAACTTAAAGTGACAAGTGATTTTCCATACCCTGTATCGTTGGTGTCGATGATGTGGGAGGGTAACTATTCACCTCAATTCTATAGGAGGTCTTAATGTTTGAATTTGAATTTAATCCTAAAGGAAACAGCCTCCTAGATGACCAGCTGGCTGAGTCCGGTTTGGAGATGAACATTGCTGGTGTTCTTGCAGGCATCAGTGCTGTCGCTTCTATTGCTGGAGGTATTTTTGGTTCAAGCCAAGCCAGCTCACAAAACGCCCAAGCTCAAGCTAATTACGAAGCTCAGAAACGTGCGGCTGAAGAACAAGCACGTCTGACCAACGAATACAACAAGAAAGTTTTTGAAGCTGATAAAAAGAACTACTATGCTCAACGTGAGTATGAGTGGGATACTGCTATTAAAAACTGGCAGTATAACTCTGGTATCCAAGATTATCAGTACCTTCAAACTGCCAAACAATATCTAAGTTCTGTTGAAAACACTCAACAACAACTTATTTACAATAGTGTTGCCGCACAACAAGCCCAAGAACAAGAGCAAGCCTCTCTTACTGAAATCCTCAATAGTGCTGCCTTCCAACAGGAAGGAATGCTTATTGAAAGTATGCAGAATGAAGGACGAGCAGCTCTTAGACAAGCTGGTGTATCTCGCACTAAAGCTATTCAAAGCACAGTTGCAGAACAAGGTCGAAATGCAGCTATTCTAAGTGCTAGTTTGATGAGTGCTGGTGCTCAATCACAGCGTAATATGCGTGACATTGAGATGAGTCGTTATGCAGACGATCTTAAAGCACGTAACGCAATGATGATTGCACCTGAGCGTCTGCCTGACATCCCAACACCCATTACTCCGCCGGATCGTGTCTTCGTTGAACCCATGAAAGCAACTGCTGCATTCGTTCCTGCACCTCTACAGCAAAGCACCTTTGCACCTATTCTTAGTGGTATTGCTAGCGGAATCTCTTCTGGTGCTAGTATTTACAAAAATCTTAAGTAGTAATTATGGCACGAATACAGTATCAAAGAGCCGCGAAGGCAGGCGGGTATCGCCCACTACAGGTTGACGAGCGTAATATCGCTCGGATGAGGGAAGAGACTGCACGTCAAATTGACGGTATGCGACAAGCAGCACAGGCTGAGATTCAGTCTCGTCGGGATATTGCACAGTCTATGAAAGAAGACGCTGCTTACACTGCAAGTGCAAAGGAGCGTAACTTTAAAATTCAAACTCAAAACACTCAACGAGAGATTGCTGGTTTACAAGCTCAAGCACAAAGAGATGTAGCTCAGTATAATGCTAACGCTAAAGCTACCCAATCAATTTTTGAAAGCATTTCCTCACTTAGTAAATCTGCTGGTGACATTGCTAAACAAATTCAAGAGGCACGAGAAAAAGAAAGACGTAAGAAGGAGAAAAAGCAAGCCAAAAAGGGTAAAACTCCTGCGGATATAGCAGCTGAAAATACTGCTAAAAAGTGGGATCTTTCAGTAATAAGTGCTAATCAGACGGCTTCTATTAACACAGCAGTTGCAAATGGCAGCAGTGAATACGTTGGTGAAAAATTAAAAAACGAAGCAAACCAAGCAGTTGCACTTGATATTACTGAAGGTGGTATTTATCAACTTTTTAATAACCGTTATGAAGGCCCGCTACGTCAACGTCTTGATCTTGTTGAGCAAGGGCTAGGACGCCGTTTAGAACCAGAAGAGTATATCCTTGAAGTTGATAGGTATAGAGGGGAGTTAAGCGAAGCTCTAGGTCTTGATAGATTTGATGACGAATTTTTACGGCCTGCTTTCGAACGGGCTGACGCAATTGAGCGGAACCTTATTGCTACTAGGCAGCGAGAGTTTATTCAAAGTTCTAAAAACAACCGTAGAGAAAGAGCTTTAGGTAATACTTTAAATGCTAGCCCCGAAAATTTTAATAGGGTTCTTCTTAACTCTTACGTTGAAGTTTTAGATACTAATGGTGGTGATAGGACTAAAACTTGGGATGATTTTCAAAACAACGTTTTTAATCAAACTGACGGGAAGGGTAATTTTATTATCCCTATTGAACAAATAGCTCAGTATCCTATCTATACAGAACCGGGTAAAGCGCCTGAATTGTTTGGCGAAAAATTTAAAAACACCCGTTTTGCAGATATTTTATCTGAACGTGTAAAAATTCAAAACCAATTCCGCCAACAACAAATTCAAGCTGATAAACTTTCTCACTCTGAAATTGAGCAACAATTGTTTAGAGCTTTTAAACTAAACCCCACTGAAGCAAATGCTAGAGAAAGTCATCAGATGTATATTAGCATTACTGGTAAAGAAAGTGTTATGCTATCGAATGCTTCTAAGCATTTGACTTACAAAGCACAAGAGCGGCAAGAAACTATTAACCGTATCTCTAACTTACGTGATTTTGAGTTAACTCCTGAAATTGTTGCTGCTGCTGAAAACGCTGATCCTATCAAAGGTGCAGCTATCAAACAACGTCACGAAGCTTACAATGCTAAGTGGAAAAGTGCTGGCTATAAAAAAGCTAAAACTGGACTTGAGGGAGCAGTTTCTGGAACTACCGCTATTGGTACTAACAAACCCGCTTCTAATGGTGCTCAACCTGTAATCAATTACTTACACGCAGAGCTAGAATCTAGAACTGCTTTGTATGAATCAACCCTTGGTTTTGAAGCTGCTTATCTTAAAGCAGGCGCTGAACTTGAACAGGAGTATAAAAATGGATTTAGAGATGAAACTAGTAAGTATTACCGTAAAGTTCATCGAAATGGTACTGTTTCTTACCCTAACCTTCCTGTCGGGAAAGTCTCTGCGGCGGAAGCCATCAAACGTGACGTTGATGATATCCGCGCTGACGTAAAAGCCGGTGGTCTAAGAAAAGCTATTAAAAATTATTTTGAGGACAACCCTGAACGAGTAGAGTACATTGTAAATAATTACGATAAACCTACATTTCGACCGAATCCCCAAGAGTTAGCTTTGAAAGGTATGCTAAATGGTATGCCTTTACATTCTATGTATAATGAGGGTTTCAATCAAATTGGTAACCCAACTCGTTTGTCATCTCCACTTCAATCAAACGGGCGGGACATTGTTTTGACACCTGCTCAGCAGAAAATTATGGATGATCCTTATGCCGGACCAAATGCGAAACTAAGTGTTCTTAGAAGCGTACTTAATCCTAGCTCTTTCCAAGACCACGGTACTATGCGTCCTGGTCCTATCGCTAATGCGGTAAGAGTCCAAACAGCTGTAAGTGGTCAAGGTTTAACTACTGAGGGTTTGAATGACGCTTACGGTAGACCTATTGTCTTTGGCTCGTCAGAGGCATTGTCCGGTTTCCAACGTCTAATTCAACTGTCTGGCGGTCGAGTGAAAGCTTCAGATATTACTAGCTCACAACGTAGCCATGTCCACAATGAAAAAGTTGGTGGCTCATCTACTAGCTATCATCGGGAAGGAGTTGGACTTGCTTTTGATATAAGTGCAGGACCCGCTTTGGAGTGGATGAGAGCTAATCCTGAATTGGTAAAACAAGCTGGTTTTAGTACTGAACCTGGGTACAAAAGTGCACACGGTCACTACGTCTTTGGACTGTAAATTTTAATTATGGAATACGATCTTGAAGAGGCGTTTAGGTTTGATCCTGGCGAAGACAGTCTATCCCCTGAACTGCAAGCTGAAATTGCTGTTGAGCAACAAGTAGCAGAACAGAATAGAGTTGACGCGGAAATGACTCAACCCGCCCCCACGGGGGTTCAACAAACACCTCAACAACAACAAACACCTCCTACGGGTGGTGAACAACCGGACCAACAATTCCCTTGGGAAGAAGGTTACGATCTAGGTGACTACGCTCGTAATACCTTGGAGAGTGCTTTTGCACCTGCCGCTGGTATGCTTGATTTCGGCGTTGATGTTATTAACAAATTCACCGGACAAGAGTTTGCTAAACCTACTAAGTTTGAAAATGAAGTAGCACAGTCTGTCAGGGAACTCTCTGCGGTTGTGCTACCGACCATTGGTCTTACCCGTTTGGGTATGAAGGGAGGACTGGCTGCACAAGGTCGTGTTGGCTGGTCCCTTGGTAACACTGCCTTCATGAAGTTTATTGGTAGTCGTGGTGTTGAAGCTGCTGCTGGTGTCGCTGTCGGTGCTGTCAGCAGTGAATACACAAGCGACAACCTTACAGGTACACTGAAGCAGAAATGGCCTAAGACCTATGACTTCATTCCTGATAGTCTTGCTACTCTAAAGGAGAACTCTCCTGATGAGAAACGTGCTAAGAATATCTACGAAGATCTTGGCATGGGAACCGTCGTTGACATCGGTCAAGGTGTTGTCAAGTTTGTAGGTGCACTTGCTAACGCAGCTAGCAGCTTGCGTAAGTCTAATAAACTTGTAGGTGAAACTGCAGAAGCACGTAAATGGCTTGAAGGAAACTCACCTAAACCTACTTCTGCTGATCCCGAAGAAGCAGTTGTTGAGTCTGCTTTGAAGCGTGAAGATGCTTTGGATGAGATTGGTTATTACAATCTTTCTGAGAATCCTAACCTGGATCAACGTATCAAAGGTGTTCACGACATGTTTGACTACACTGAACTCGGTGTTCGTAGTGTAGATGATTTTGGTGTCGTGGGTGCTGCTATTGACTCTGCACGTATTGCTAAAAACCTAGACACTACTTACGGTCGTCTTGGTAACATGCTGTCTGAACCTGCTCTTAAGTATGCTTTGAAGAGTGGTGA